CGCTGCTCGAGCGGGTGCGAGGGCTCTTCGAAGGCGAGCTCGGGCGGCCGCTCCTTCGGCAGCGCTACCTCGAGGCGCTCCCGGTCACGTCGCGGCACCGGGTGGCGCTCTCCGCCTATCCGATCGACGCGCACCAGGTGACGGCCGAGGCCTACGGCGACACGCTCGAGGCCGACGCGATCGACCCGGCGGCGGGGATCCTTTACCGCAACGCGGGATGGTCGGGCGGAACGGCCGGGGCCGAGGAGGCCGAGCCGGCGCTCGAGGTCACGTACTACGGCGGGTGGCTCCCCCCGGACGCGGTGCAGACGTGGGCCACGGGCTTGACGCTCGCGGCGGGGGCGTGGCTGCGGCCGACCTCTCCGGCTCGCGCGCCGTGGCTTTTCGAGGTGACGACGGCGGGGGCGACGGGCGCCGGCCCGGCGGAGCCGGTCTGGCCGTCGACGGCCGGAGCGACGGTGGCGGTCGGCACGGCGACGGCCACGGCGCGGGATGCGGTGGAGGTGCCGGCCGGGGTGCAGGCGGTGGCGCTCTACGTGCTCGGCCTGCTCTACAGCTCGCGCAAGCGGGAGGCGGGGCTGACGAGCCTTTCGGCGGATGGGTTTTCGGCCTCGTGGGCTCCGGGGGCGGCGCTGGCGGCCGGGCTTCCGGAGGAGGCGCGGCGCGCATTGGATTCGTGGAGGTTCGCGGGGTGAGCTTCGCGGCCGGGGCGAGGGCGTTGTCGACGGCGGCCATCCGCTATTTCGGCGGGGACCGGACGGTGACGCTCCGCCGGCGGGCGAGTCTGGTGAATCAGACGACGGGCGACGGCGTGGCGGCGCTCGAGGCGGACGGGGTGCAGGCGCTCGGCGCTTCGGCGCTGGCGCTCAAGCTCGCCGGGCTCCGCGGCCGGATCGTGGCCGGGGCGACCTTGACGGTCGCCGGGCACGCGGCTCCCTACGTGGTGCAGGCGGACGCGGAGGCGACGACGGCCGGCAAGCTCGCGGTGTCGATTGCGCCGGCGCTCGCGGCGGAGGTGGCGACGGGCGCGGCGGTGACGCTGGCGGCCGGGTACGCGGACCGGACGGTGTACGCGTTCCGGGGCGAGCAAGTGGCGGAGGATGGCGCCGACGGGCGGGCAACGGATCGGCGGGCCTACCATCTGGTCGGCGACGAGCTCGCGGCGCCGGCGCCGGGGGACGTGGTGGTGGACGGCGGCGAGGCGCTGGTGGTGGTCGAGGTGCGGCCGGTGTCGCCGGGCGGGACGCCGGCGCGGTGGACGGTGACGGTCGGGGAGTTGGCGTCGTGAGCCGGGGCACGGTCTACACGTTTCAGGGGCTCGAGGCGTTCGCGGCGCAGTTTCCGGCGATGGTGCGCGCGGAGCTCGGCGCGTTGACGGCGGCGGTGCACGAGGGGCTGCACGCGCGGGCGCTCGAGCTCGCGCGGGAGGTGTCGCCGGTGGGCGGGTTGCGGCCGGATGGCCGGCCGAGCCTGCGGGCAAGCTGGCGGAGCGCGCCGGCGGACGTGGCGGCGGCGATCGCGGCCGGCAAGCGGACGCGGGTTTTCACGGATGCGCCGCATGCGCGGGTGGTCGAGCAAGGGCGCAAGGTGGCGGCGACCTACACGCGGCGCTACAAGAGCGGGCGAACGGGCAAGGTGCAGGGGCGCCGGATCGGGTCGACGCAGGCGCCGGTGGGAATGACGACGCCGGTCTTGACGCGGCTCGCGGCCGAGGAGGCCGGGATCGTGGAGGCGGCGATCGCTCGGACGCTCGGGGGTGGGGCGTGAGTTACGGCGCGGAGCGGGCGGCGATCGGGGCGCTGCTGGCGACGTACACGGGCGCGCCGGTTCGCTGGCCGGGCGGGCAAGTGGAGCCTCCCTCCCCCACCGCTCCGCCGGCGGTGCCGGCGGCGTGGGTCGGGGTGGAGGTCGAATACACGCGCGCGGAGCTTTCGGACTTTGCGGGCGGGCAGCGGATCGACGGCGAGGTGGTGCTCGAGGTGTGGACGGAGCGCCGCGGCGGCGACGATCGGGAGCGGGATTTGGTCGACGGGCTGGTGACGGTGTTTAAGGCGGGCGACGGTGCGGGGTTGCAGTTTCTGGCGCCGCGGGTGGGCGCTCCGATGGTCGGGGACGTGTGGCGCGGGCGGCAGCTTCGGGTGCCGTTCGTTCGGTGGGAGGCGTGATGGTCGAAACGCGGCACGTGGTGACGGTGGCGCCGTGGGGCGCCTACGGGCCGGAAACGGTGCTTCGGGTGCTCGGGCCGGGAGCTCCGGCGCCGGAGGGCGCGCGGTTTCCGTTCGGGATGGTCGACGGGGTGCGGGCGGCTCGGCTGGTGGCGGACGGCCTGGCGGAGTGGTACGACGCCGCGGCGAACGCTCCGGGGTCGCCGGCGGCGGAGCCGGTGAAGCGAGCGGCGAAGGGCCGCGGGAGGGGCTGACGTGGCAAAGCAAGTGCTCAAGCGGTTGGGGCTCTACTACGGGCCGCTCGCGCTGGCGTCGCAGGTGAACCAGGCGTCGCTCGAGGTGAGCGGGCCGGAGGTCGACGTGTCGACCTTTGATACCGCGGGGTACGCGGAGGCCATCTGCGGGCTGCTCAAGGCGTCGGTGAAGTTCGACGGGTTCTTCGAGGCGGTGCCGGACGAGGAGGCGTTCTCGCAGCTTGCGAAAAGCGAGTGGCCGGCAACGCTGGTCAAGCCGGCCGGGGCGTCGGTGGCGGTGGGTGACGTGGCTTACTTCGTGCTCGCGTCAAACTTCTCGCACGTGTTCGGCGGGCAGGTGGGCGGGGTGGCGCGGCTGTCGCTCTCGCTCACGGGGGCCGGGGCGCTGCTGCGCGGCGCGGTGGCGGACGTGCAAACGGCGGCCACGGCGACGGGGGACGGCGCGGGGCACGAGCTCGGCGCGGTGGCGGCCGACGAGCGGCTCTACTACGCGGTGCACGTGGTCGGGGCGGATGGCAGCTCGCCGACGCTCGACCTCGTGGTGGAAAGCGACGCGGACGACGCGTGGCTCTCCCCCACCTCGCGCGTCACGCCGGGGCAGTTCACGGGCACGGGCTCGGCCTACGGGTCGATTGCCGGGCCGATCACCGACACGTGGTTTAGGGTTGCGCGCACCGTGGGCGGTGCCGGCGCGTCGTTTCACTACGCGGTCGCTCTGGCGATCCGCTGACCGGAAAGGGGGCAGGGCGTGGCAAAGCAAGTGGTCAAGGGTGCATATCTGGCGCTCGGGAGCGGGCCGACGGACTACAGCGCGCAGGTGAAGGGCGCGACGCTGACCATCTCGGGGCCGGAGGTCGACGTGTCCAACTTCGCGACCGGGGACTATTCCGAGGCGCTCTGCGGGCTGCTCAAGGGCTCGCTGCAGGTGGAGTTCGTCAAGGACGGCGACCTGTCGGGGCTGGACGCGGCGGTGTTCGCGGCGCTCGGCGGGACGCTGGCATTCGTGCTGAAGCTCTCGAGCGGCGCGACGGGGCCGACGAATCCGGCCTACTCCGGAACGCTGGTGGTGAATTCGTGGTCGCCGATCGCCGGCAGCGTCGGGCAGGCGTTCGGCGGCTCGGTGACGTGGCCGTGCACGGGGACCATCTCGCGGGCGACGTCGTGAGGCGGGGGGTCTAGCGCGTGCGGACGAATCTTTCGAGCCGGTTTCTCGCGTTTGATGACGTGCGGCAGGTGCCGGACCCGTGGGGGTTCGGGGTCACGTTCGGCATTCGGCGCGAGGGGTCGGCGGTGGTGCAGCGAGTGCTCGGCGAGCTCCAGCGGCGCAATCCGTTGGCGCGCGCGATTTTGAACGCTACGGCGCGGGCGACGCTCGCGGCGTCGCTCCGGCCGGGCGCCGATCCGGACGGAGCGGCGCGCGAAGCGCTCGAGCGGGAGGTCGGGCGATTCGAGCTCGCCGACGGCGACCTCGAGGCGCTCGGCGCGGACGGCGTGGCGGGCGTGGTGGCGCGTCTGGCCGGGTGGGAGGGTTTGACGGACCCGGACGGGTCGCCGATCCCGTACACGCCGGAGGCGGCGCGGGCGCTGCTCGAGTCAACGGATTGGGTGGACGACGGGCTCCCCTACGGCGGCCGGGAGCTCGGCAAGGCGCTGGCGGCGTGGGTGCTCGAGGAGTCGCGCGCGAGCGAGCGATACCGGCGGCAGGTGGCGGAGGAGGCACGGGGAAACTAGCGGCGGTCGTCAAGTGGCAGGCGGAGGTTTGGGGGAAGCTTGACGACCTAGACCGCGAGCAGTTCGGGTTGGCGATGGCGGCGGCCGAAGCGGCGGACGCGGAGGCGGGCCGGGAGCGGACTTGGGCGGCGCGAGCCGGGGAGGTGCTAGGCGGTGAGGTGCCGGAGCCGTGGCCGGAGGTCGCCGAGGTGCTCGCCGGCTGGCGCCGGCTCGGCCGGGATGCGAACGGGTCGACGCTCTACGGGGAGCGGTTGGCGCTTCTCGGGGAGCGTGGGGTCGACGATCCGGGGCAGCGGGAGGCGTGGCAGGCGCTGTTTGACGCGGCGGACGACGTGCTCGCGCGCCTTCGCGCCGCGGAGCTCGAGGCGTTGCGGGAGCGGGCGGAGGTCTAGCGGGTGAAAACGAACGTTTCGATCGGGCTCGAGGTGCGCGGGCAGGATGTAGCGCAGGCGGTCGAGGCGTTCCGGCGCGTCGGGGTGCCGGCTGAGGAAGCGGCGGAAAAGGTGCGGAAGCTCGCCGAGCAGGCGAAGCTCGGCGGCGACACAATCGCAAAGGCGATGCTCGAGGCCGCCGCGCAGGTGCAGCGGTTCGGTGCGGCGGCGGACCAGGGGAGCTCGCGCGCGGCGACGGCCGGCGCGCAGGCGATGTTCAAGATTGAGGAGCTCCGCGCGGCGATCGAGGCGACGCGCGCGGCGGGCGGGCCGGTCGACCCGCAAGCGGTGGCGACGCTGCGCGAGCTCGAGGGGGCGAGTGAGGCCGCGACCCGGAAGCTCGCGAAGTTCCGAGAGGCGCAGGATGATATCGCCGACGGCACGCGGAGCGCGCGGTCCGAGGGCGATTTGCAGCGGGGGCAGATCAACGATCTTGGCGACCTGCTCGAAACGATGTCGCCTCGCATGGCGAAGTGGGTTGGCTACGGCTCGGCGATGGGCGGGGCGTTTCTCGCGGGCTACGCGGGCACGCGGAAGCTGATCGAGGGGCTGAAAGAGCTCACGGGGATGGACGTCGACGCGTGGGCGCAGCGGTCGCTTTCCGGCGTCGCGGACTGGATCGTGAACCTCGGCCGGAAGCAGGACGAGGCGGCGCTCTCGGCGGAGCGGCTCCGGAACGCGCAGAACATCCTCAAGCATCGAGGGATCGACCCGACGGGCAAGAGCTTGGAAGAGCTC